CTTCTCGCATTACTTTTAAATTTTCTCTACGATAAAAACCTAGTTTTTGCTCTGTGCGGGTTTTAGAAACGCGATCGATTTCTCGCTCAACATCTTTTACACCATAACCAGATTCAAGAGCTGATTCCCGAGTAATGGAATCTACCTTTACCCCTAGTTTATTAGCAAGTTGAATTTTAGCATTCAAAGTAGCCTTATCGATAGCAAACTGCATATCCTTAGATACATCAGTAGCCGTTACAGTTAACTCTGTATTATTATCTATTTCTTTCTCTAGGAACCATACAGGTACTTCATTACTTTTTGAAGCTGTTATCTCTACCATCTTATCATCTTTATTACCTAGACCTGGTATAGACGAACATCCCCAAGTTATAACACCAATACTACAAGCTATAATGTAAGTAAACATACGTTTCATTTCTCACTCCGTTTAATAATAAAGTTATGTTGTACAATTTTACGTTCTTGTACAGGTATAGAATTAACTAATTCTTTAAAAGTATTTTTACTAACATCCCTGTAGTCAATATCCTGTCTACGTTTTGTAAATAAAAACAATAACGTTTCATTAGATAAATTATCTTTTTTATCTAATGAAGCGGTTATATTTGAAGGTAATTCAAATCTATCATCAACTAAGGCCTCGTTATTATACTCGTTGGGGTATAACATGTCAACACCTTTTTTATGCATATTAAAAATATACATATAAAGAGGTTCCCCGACCTTTATATCTGCAGAAAATTTATCACCTACCATATACATGCGTTTTGACTTAACTGACGCGTTAAGCTGCCGGTAGGGTTCTATTTCAGTCTTTACTTCTACGTAACATGTATCTTTATCCGATCTTTTTACTCTATCAATAATAGAAGTAACTTTACCGGATGATGTAAAGATTATATCCTTGATATAGTTACAGTAAGCATTATCTTTAGTATCTACACAAAAGGTTTCCTGTATAGATTCGAATTGTTTTTCACCATAATTAAATAAAGAATTCTCGATAGCTTTATTTTCAGCTATAACACATGCTTGTCTTTTTTCTTTTTCATTATTAAAAGAGTGCTCGCCCATACCGTACGAAACTTCTATGGCGTTAGCTGATGATATAAAGAGTAAAGGAATTAATAATTTTTTCATCGTGACCTAACCGGTACTGGTACTAACTTACATTCTAGTTCCATAGTCTGATAGACATCAAAAACGTAAACGTGAGTTACAGGTACATAGTAGCATTGCTGATCATATGTATACTGCTGCGGTATAGGTGCTGTAGCTACTACCGCAGCAGTAGCTATAGAAACTGCCTTTGAAATTATAAATGGCATATTACTGCACGCACGTCATCACTTCATTACGAACATAACCTGTAAGAGGGTCACGCACTGGTACTAAGCAATTGTAGGTCTGCTGCATTAACCCTGGAGTATGATAAATTGTTCTAGGAGGTATTGTAGCATAACCACCAGGTCCATATACCTGCGGTGGCATAACCATCGGACCTGCAACCGCTTGCCTATTTAAAATAGTGCCCGCTAAAAAACCACCTAAAGCTGGTAAAATCCAGTCACTCGCAAATGCATTTACTGTGATAAGCGATAACGTAACAACTACGATTAATTTTTTCATTTTAATCCCCTTTTCTCTAATATAACCATATTATATGATAGCTAATACCAAAAATCAACTATTGCTTAATTTACGTAACGCATCCTTACGCATTAGGTGTAATCGATTAGGTGTTTCTATTTTATAAACCGTAACGTATTCAATACCTTCTACTAATTTAACGTTACTATAGTCATTACATACCCACTTCTCTTGATTAAGCGGGTTAATTAGGTTAACAGGATTCTTTTTCATGAAGATTTTATCCCAATTGTTACTAAACTTATCTTTAGTAACTGAGTAAGGTCTTGGCTTAGAACCTTTACCAGCTTCCCTAGACATTATAATGTAGCTAGTTGAATACCGGAACCAAAAGCGCTATTATACTGATTATAAAGTTCAGTAACAGGTTTTTCTTTCCATATTATACTTTGTGTATTTACTGTGATGGCATGATCTTCAGTATATACCGCATATGGATACATCCCCATCATGGGTTGTTCTGAGTTAGTCCGAGAAGGAACTATTTGAAGTAAGCAAGGGTTTCTGATAACAATATTAGGGTTATTAGGGTCGTTATCTTTTTCAACCACATCACCGATTATTTCTTCACCTGACATTAATTTTAGAATTTGTATCATTTAAAAGTCTTTCAATATATTCATGAGCACTGTCTTCACAGTAAAACATTTTTGTATGGTGTTCTATTGTACGGGCATTAAAACAAAAAATCAATATTTGATCATCAAAGGAACTGGCCTTTACGAGCCAGTCCCCTAACATTACAGTAGGTAATGTTACGTAGTACATACTATGAGGTAATATCTTCTGTTAAGAGTTGCTTGTTGGATTTAGTAGCGACAACATCATCATCGCTCTTTACCTCAATCTTACGTGGTTTTTTGTGCTCAGGAATAATTCTTTCCAAAGCAATTTTTAACATACCATTTAAAATTGCAGCGTCTTTAATTTCGATTTGATCATCAATAGCAAAAGTGCGAGTAAACGCGCGATTTGCAATACCCTTGAAAAGGAAATTATCATCGGCCTCATCTTTTGAAGTGCCTTTGATAACAACTTTATTATCTTCCAGAGTAATTTCAATATCTGACTTAGAAAAACCTGCTACCGCCAATTCAATAACGTATTTACTATCCTCTACTTTGCGGATATTGTATGGTGGATAATTAGGTATGTTTTTTGTAAGCTCATCATGCATCTTAGCAATGCGATTAAATTGATCATCAAAACCTACAAAGAATTTATCAAAGTCTTTAGGTAAGGTTGGTAAGAAGTAAGTCATTATTTTACCTCCTTAGCAAAAACTTTTTCTACTACAGCTTTGGATGCTGAGCCAGTAATTTCAAAATAAGATTTAGCAATCTGTTTTGTAAACTTAGATTGAGCTTCAACAAAGTCAATTAATGGTTTACGAACAGAATCTTCTTTGATGAAAGTTTGAAGCCAAGTTGTCTTGGCTGATTGAATGGCGTCGATTGCCATGTCTGCGATATAATACATTTGTTCTCCTTGTTAAGCGAGTAATAAAATCTTACCCTTACGGCGTAAGAGGGCAGTTTAACTTCTTACCCAGGAAGTAACCCGCGGCTAGCGAGTGTTAATCTCCGCGTTTCTTACCTATGTTATATTTCGCTTGAAGATTCCATTCATCTTTTTCTTTGTGCGAAATAACTTTAATCTGTGATAACGGCGCCTGGTCTATCATATTATTAGGGTTTAAAATATTTACTAAGCCCCAATCCGACAGCAGCTTAGCTACAGTGTTACGCCTTTGTAAATCATTATCAGTAATATCTGCTAATTTACCATCTAATGCAAATAATTCTTTAAAATGTACAACGTAGTATCTACCTTGTTTGTGTAGAATATGGCAGGATTGATATAATGTTTTATCTTTTCTTGAAGCTACACCGATACGAGTTAATGTTTCTCTAACTTTTAAAAAATCATCGGGCTGTACTAATGTTATCTCAAGAGGTATATAGCCCGGGAAATCAATCCTAAAAAACTCATTAGACATCTATCCACCTTTTTGTAATTTTTGTTTTAAATAATCAAGTTGATCTTCATTAAGTATAGAAGCTGCCTGGCGTGCTTTATCTGTAATTAAACCGTTTTTTCGGCCGCACGATATTTATAAGAAAATGAAACTGCAATTTCTTATCCAGATGTGGTCTAGAATTCATCTCATTTGCCTGGACCACTGTATCTGCACTGAACGATAACCCTCGATTAACCATAAAAGGTAGATACTGCTTCTCGGTTGATTCGTCGACTATTAAGTCTTCTTTATTATAATTTATAGCATTTAAAAAATCAAAAAGATTTATTTTTACCTGCTCCTGACTTTCATAATCAATACCCTTCTCCTCAACCACGGTACCAAAGACGTCATTTATATCAGGTTTATCTTCTTTCATTTTATATCAATCGATGCCATTATTTCTGTCAAGCAAGCTACTAAGTTTATTTCATGATCACTTACAAACGCTGCCTTGTATTGGTAATCTGCTATTATTAAAACTAAATTTGGAACTTGACTAGTTTGTAGTAGTAGTGTATCATATATTTTTCTAAATAAACGCACCGGATCATTGTCTAGATTACTAGTGACCCATAATCGCATTTTTTTCCAGTCTTTATCTCTTAATGACCCTACTAGCTCTTGCATATTAGTATCATTAAAATTGACTAATACCCCTTCATCAATTACACCTGATTGAGAATATCGCTGCAGCTCATTTAATACCCGTCTAAAATCTGGAAAGTGCTTTTCTATTACCTTAGCTACTACTTTTTTATTAAAAGTTATATTCTCTGTGTCTAATATGTGTAAGACTCTTTCAAAGAATTGAGCAGCGATCTTTTGCTTTTCGTCTCTGGGTATATTAAATTCTATAACTGTACATCTACTATGAAGTGGTGCTATTATTTTATTTTTAAAATTACATGTGAAAATAAAACGACAGTTGCTAGCAAACTCTTCAATAAACCCACGTAAAGCAGGCTGGGTAGAGTTAGGGTTAAGGTAATCTGCTTCGTCCAGTATAACAACTTTTGTCTTACCGGAAAAAGAGATTGTAGAAGCAAACTGTTTTATTTTTGTACGAAGGACATCAATACCCGACTCTTCAGAACCATTAATAATAATATAATCAGAGCCTAGTTCTTCGCATAGAGCCCGGGCTACTGTTGTCTTACCAGTACCAGCTGACCCGCATAGTAAAATATTTTGTAATTCCCCTTGCTTAACGAAATGCTTAAAATCGTTTTTATAGCTATCAGGTAAAATACAATCATCTATTTTTTTAGGACGGTATTTCTCC